GCGAGTGGCCGCGGTCGGTGTGCAACGCAGGCACGCCGCTGCCAAGGCGCACACCGGGAACCGCAACAGGACGAAAAAGAAGCAAACTGAATATATGCGGGCGTGGTGGAATTGGCAGACACGTTGGATTTAGGTTCCAATGGGCAACCGTGCAGGTTCAAGTCCTGTTACCCGTACCATAATACCTACCGAAAGTTGATACAATCGTATCTTCTACGGTAGGTATTTTTATACCCATTTTTACCCCAAAATGGTGTGTTTTTTCAAACTTTGCAACGCATTTTGTTTTTCGTTGCCTAGCGATTGTGCTTTTTCCCGGTCCGCAGATCGCTGAACCCCTACATATTGCGCTTTCAATTCGTTAAACAACCGCCATTCGTTATATTACTGGGTATTCGCTATTTTACTGGACATTTCTTTAAACGACCGAATCAAAGGGAGTGGCGAATTGAATTACAGATAGGAATCCTCCTTTTCGATTTTAGTATGTACATTTTACAGAAAAGGTGATAGTATATGTACATATTAACATTAGGGTGAATGTCCCACTCTTTGGAGGTTATTATGGCACAAGATGTGAAAGTCGATAAATCCGCTGCTCAGGCGGTGCTTTATAAAGCTTATGAAGAAGCAAAGAAACCCGGAGACCATACCTGCAGTAATCGAGCGTTTATAGATTTTGTTCTAGACAACACCCATTTAACATACAAATACATATTGGTTACAGCACTACTTGCAAAAGCGACGAACCAAGCAGTTAACCCACTTTGTCTCCAGCAAAAATCTGCTTTATCTGGATCATATGATGCTAGAACAATCTGCCACAATGTACTTGTAAAGTTCGAGAAAGAAGAACTTGGTAAAGCACTCGGCGGATCGAATGAACCGTTTTTGAATAAGCCTGCCAGATTCACCGAATTAGACAAGGGGAACGCCGTGCGCGCAGGCCGAGACAAAGAAATACTAGACGCACTGTGTGATAACCTACCCTTGATAAAAACTGCCAAGGATGCTTTCTCTGGATTGGTATATGCATTGAGCAAACTTCTCATTGTGAAACAGGAAAAAGCAAAGTTAACAGAGTTTACCCTTTCTAACTCATCAGATAATAACGAGGGTGCAAAGCTATACAAATTCATTAATGTGCTTTTGAATCAAAATCACGAGGGGGAAATCCTTACACTGGTAGTTGCTGGATTGTTTGAGTTATTTCTTATATCCGAAGAGGGACGATGCGTTGAAGTTCATCCGGTAAATGAAAGCGGTGCCTCTAGCAAAGAAGTAAGTGATTTGGACATCTACATTGATGGCGAGTTATATGTTTCTAACGAACTCAAAGACAAAGAATTTACAGATCACGATATAACCCATGCGGCAGACAAGGTAATTGCTGCCGGTAAAATGCAAATGAATTTTATTTTTGGTCGGCACGGAGGCTGCGACCCTAAGATAGCTCGTGCGGTAACAGGAAGCTATTTAGACCGGGGCTTTGTATTGAATATTATCCCAGTTGATGCCTTTGTTTGGACGATGCTTCCCCTTATTCGCAATATAAGCTGTGAGCATTATTTGAAATATATTTTAAAGTCGGCTCGTGATACAAAGTTTAAGGAAACGACAATCAAGTATATATTGGAAGTCGCAGGAAAACTATTTGATATAACAGAATAATAAACAAACAGGTGGGTACTGCCCACCTGTTTGTTTCGTTTCTTTCCTTTTAGTTGACGCTTAACATATAGCCGACAACTGCTTTTGCAACAGCTTCCGCGAGTTTACATGGAACAGCGTTGCCTATTTGGGTGTAAATCGCTCCCTTGTTGCCGCAGAAAATATAATCATCGGGGAAGGTTTGTATTTTAGCAGCTTCTTTAATGGTAATTCTTCGTAAACGCTTTGGTGCTTCTTCGAAAACAGGGGTAATGGAACCATCCATTAGACCTTTGTGATAGTCGACAACCCAATCACTAGTTGCTGCACCGAATAAATAATCCTCATCAACAAAGGGCGTTTTGTTACCGCCCATAGAAGCAGGTAAGGTATTAGCATATCCATCAATGTCCATTGGTCTGCCTTGACCATTGAAATACATTCCTGCATAGGGAGATTTGCGCATAATCGGATTTGTAGCAAATGTTATTTTGGCTGTACAAGTATGAGGATTTGCCTCTGTACCTGCTCGCCCCAAGGGCTTGAGAAGGTCTCGAAGAATAGGGGCCTGATTTTTCTGGTCTAGTAGCAATTTCTCTAACCTGGAGCGATCGATCAAGTGATCTCTAAATCCAATAAAGAAAACGCGCTCTCTCTTTTGGGGAACGCCATATTCCGTTGCATTCAGGATAAAGTGGGTTGTGGAATACCCAAGTTCGCTACACCGCTCGAGGTATCTTCTTCTAACCGGTTCCCATTTTTCCAATGCGCCGAGAGCTTTGACATTTTCCATCACGAACGCACGGGGACGAATTTTTTCAACCACATCAAGAAATGTGAAAATAAGCTTGCTACGATCATCATTAGGGTCCATTTTTCCTGCCACCGAAAAGCCTTGGCATGGAGGTCCTCCAAAAACAATATCTGCACCAGCATACTGATCCATATCATCTAAAATGGAGTAGATATCAGCATTGACCATATTGCTTTCGTTTCGATTGGCTCTATATGTTTCTGCTGCAACGGGTACAATTTCGTTTGCAAAAATTACAGCAACTCCAGCTTTTTCGAATCCGACATCCATTCCGCCGGCACCGGTAAAAAGTGAAACGCCAGTAAATTTTGAGTTCATAAATTCCTCTCCTATCGTTTTAAGTTATGCGTTGTTATTCTGCTTAGAAAAGAAAAGATTTTATGGTTATTATCAATCTAAATGCTGTTTTACAGCAGACTAATAATACCTTATTTTGTCGCTTAAATCAACTAATATTATTGCATCTTCTTTTATTTGCGCCTTTCAACAAACCATCTCTATCTCTAACCAACTCCTCAACTCTACCCATCGTATTCATAACCCAAACATCACTCTCATCAAAATATAAAGGGATAGCTTACCCCTTGTGGTACCTCCAATTCTAAACGCTTATCTGTACCATAAAACGGGCTCTTAAAGCGCTCGACAAACAATTTCAAATCCTGCGAGAGCGGAAATAAATTACAATAAAAGCACCGATATATTTGGTAAACTTAGCTACTTGCAATATCCCGGCGGTAGAGTTAACATCACACCCACAGTTGGGAGGTGATGACAATGCAACCTTTTATTGAACTGCTGAAACACTGCTCAGAGAACCACACCTTTGACTCCGGCGACCCAGATTGCGAGACGGTGCTGGATCAACTGTACCGTGCCTATGCGGAATCTCACGAAGACGATCCGCCGGGAATCCGGGAAGGCTTCAAGGAACTGGAGTCCTTTTTGGAAGTCCTACCGCTGGATGACAACAATGCCGTGTTCAACCTTTGCTGCCGGATCTGCGTGGCATATGAACACAAAGCCTTCATCGACGGCTTCCACTATGGCTTCCAGTTAAACAACGAACTGAAATGAATCGCATACGCAAAAAGCCTCGCACCTGGAATTGACCGGGTGTGAGGCTTTTCTGTTGGGGGATACAAAAAAGATAATTCCGATTCATATGTCCGTTTTATGGTACCATAAATATGATATTTATATGTTGTAATCTCATAATGCGCCATTCTATAACCAAAAGGTGGGTGAGCAATGTGACTCCGGAAGAGAAAAAGCTTCTCGTTCAAGAAATCCCAAGATACATAAAAGAGAACTGCTACTATACCGATGGCAGCATCAAATATTTTGATCTGTGGCTTATTGGCTGGGTTGCCGCCGAATTTCAAGATCGTAAAAATGCTATGCGGGTGCTGATCAATAATGAGTATGGCCTTCTTGGGAATTTGCTGAATAAATTGGCCAGGTCACCTGATGCATCCATTACCCGCCTTATGGAGCGTGCAGATCTGGAAGTGATACTAAAGGCTATCAGGGCAGGCGGAAATGCGGTTCTGCAGAGAAACGAGCTGGACACAGACCCATATGCCATGCGGCTGCTGGTTGCTCACGATGTGAAATATGCCAAGCATGTCAAAGGTCCGCTTTTGAATGATAAGGCATTTTTGCTTTCGGTTGTAGGCAGTTATCCGGAGATACTCCAGAATGTTTTCTCCCGTACCCTTACGGATGAGGAATTCGTATTTTCGTTAGTAAAAAGGAACTATGCCTGCCTGAAATACTTGCCAAACAAATATCACAGCGATTACCGGATGTGCTTAGAGGCGGCAAAGCAAGAAGGTTTCTCCCTAATGTATTTTGATTTCTCATTAAGGGACAAAGATGAGATCGTGCTTGCTGCGGTATCCAGCCGGGGCAATGCATTATCCTTGGCCACACCCCGGCAGAGAAAAGACCGGGAGATTGTTTATGCTGCGGTGAGAAATTGCGGTTTGGCATTGGACTATGTGGATGATATTTGGAAACACGATTTTGACCTTGTTGCCACAGCTGTACGCAATCGAGGTATGGCACTGCGATACGCTGCCCCGGAACTGCAGGATTGTGAGGAGATCGTAAGGCTTGCCGTTGAAAATGACGGCTATGCCATTCGGTCTGCATCGGAGCGCTTGCGAGATCATTATGATCTGGCTATGCTGGCCATTACAACTTATACAGATGCCTACATTTACTTAAGTCCCAGACTCCAAAATCACCCGGAAATTATAAAACTGTATTCATTCAAAAAAGAGGAGGAAAACAAATGGCTTCCATCAAAGATGCGATAAGAATGTGCAAGCGAATTATGCTCACAAATCTTCTGACGAACGACTATTCCATTGCGGTCACTCCGCTGCTGTCCGGCAAGCACGGTATTGGTAAAAGCCAGGTAGCAAAAAATATCGCCAGGGATCTGGGCGGTATGGTAATGGTCATCGAAGGCGGTACGTTGAAAGAAGGCGAGATCACCGGTATTCCATACCAATGCAAAAACGAAAGCGGTGACATTGAGTTTCGATTTCTTCCGTATTATATCGTGCAGAGAATTCAAAAGGCAGAGCAGTTTCTGCACAGGGAGAATTTGAAAGCGGATAGCTTAGACAGCATTTTGGCCGGTGAGGAAAATAAATACGCCGCTGACGATCTGTCATTTGAGCAGAAGGTGGAACTGATAAGATCTGGGCAAGTGAAGCCGGTGATCCTTTTCTTTGACGAGATCAACAGAACGGACATGGCGGTATTCCGGGAACTGATGAACATCATTCTGACCCGTACGGTCAATGGTTACCGTTTTCCTTGGTGGGTGTTTATCATTGCTGCAATGAACCCCAGCACCCAATCCAGTATGTATGCCACCAACGAAATGGATCCGGCGCAGCTTGACCGTTTTATCAAGATCAAGGTGCATGAGGATGCAAATGAGTGGGTGGCCTTTGCGGTGGAACATCATTTTGAGCGTTCCTTGGTGGAGTTTATCTCCGGTACTCCCGGCGCATTGTCGCCCAAGGATAAGCTGCTGGAAGATGACGAAAAACCTTTGCCGTCACCCCGTGGTTGGCATATGGTAGATTTGATTCTAAAAGGTCGGGATAAACTGGATCTTTTCTTCTCCGGTGAAGAGCGCAGACAAAAAGAGCAGGATATCCGGGCGATTATTTCTGCAAAAGTTGGTGGAGATGCCAGTGCAATGCTCTATTCCAGCCTCAGCGACCCTACCAGACTGGTGTTGGCAGACGAGATTCTTGGCGATGATACAGACGAGATCCCACAGGAGATTCGCATACGAATCAAACGGCAATCTACTGCAAAGAATGCGATTACCTCCAAGAGCATTATTACCTACCTGAAGGATCATGTGGACCGGATCAAAAGAAATTCCGCACAGACACAATGTGTGCAGAAGAAGCTGATCCAGTACATTGGCCTTTTGGACATGTCCAGCATCCTGATGTTCTCGCAGGCGCTGGTTAACAGTGAAACACCTGCCGGCACCGCACTTTATGATTGCTTCTATGAAGTATTTGATGATGATCTTATGGATCTTCTTCAACAAAACAACATGAACGATGCACTCGTTCGGGGAAAAATGTAATGGAACACGATATTGTTTATTACCATAGGCAGTTGCAAAGTTATGTCCACAAGGTCGAGCAGGACGAGGCCGATACAGAGGCATTGCAGGCGGTCAAGGACACCTTTCTCATTGTTTTTGATATGATAAAACTGATCATGATTTCAAAACAAGAGCGTTATTATGGCCTTTTTCTAATGAATTTTGAACTGCGTGTGGATTTTTCTGCCTACCATGATGCCGGGGTGAGCATTGATTCCTTTCCTTTTCGTATGACGGTCAATCCGCTGCTGATCGGTCTAAAGTCGCTACCGGAAATGATATACATATTTTGCCATGAGATCGAGCATATCGTTTTAAACCACCCGGTGGATGGCATCAAGTATAATCCCAAGAAAGACCCGGAGATCGGCTTTCGGCTCAATGTCGCAATGGATGTCAGTATTAACGATCGGCTGACAGAAGACAATAAGCGCAATGGTTTTGATGTGATCGCAGAGCCAGAGGAGGCTTTTACATCGGCTGCACTGCGGGATTTGTTCAAAATCCATGTAAAGGAACTGCAGGCATTTGACTATTATTTTGATCGGATTCCGGAGCCAAGTGACGATATTGGTGGCGGAGATGGACCAATCAAAATTATCTTTGCGGAAGCGTTTAAGAAAGGAGAAATCATAACAGAACCGAAGCGCAAAGGTACTGTGTGTATTCCGTGCTGGACGACAAGCAATGACCCGGATGAGGTTGCCAGTATTATCCGGAAGTTTGTACAAGATGTCTGCGAGGGGATGTCGGACTCTATGCGAGGTATGCTTCCGGAGCATCAGAAGGAAACTCTGGAAAAGCTGCTGACACCGCCAACTATTTCCTGGGAGCAATTACTGAAACGGTTTGTCGGAACCATTCCCTACGGGCACCGAAAAACTCGCACCAGACTCAGCAGACGCCAGCCGGAACGCTATGATATTTCCGGTTCCATCAATGACAGAATCGTCAAGATTGTTGTGGCCATTGATACCTCTGGCTCGATGTTAAATGAAGATTTGGAGCGCATCATGGTAGAAATCTTTGATATTATCGGGTCTCGCAAGTGTGAGGTAACGATTATCGAGTGTGATGCTGAAATCCAACGGGTCTATAAAGCTTGCTCGGTTAAGGATGTGTCTTTTGATATTCAGGGTCGTGGCGGCACATCCTTTGTTCCCGTAATCGAGTATGTAAATGCAAACCGATATTTCCGGGACGCTATTTTGATCTACTTTACAGATGGTATGGGAGATCGGTCTATACCGCGACCGTTAACGCTGCGTACAATGTGGGTTCTGCAAGATGACCAATGTGAGCTGTCTGTCGGTACACCCTACGGAGAGATTTTGGTTATGGACAATTAAAGGAGGTCGCATCAGGAAAAATGATGCGACCTCTAAATGTTCTCTGCTATGTGGGTTATTCTGTTACCTTCTTCCAAGCATCTTCGCCGGGGATGAGTCCCAGGCTTGAACCGCAATCCCAGCTGACGTGGATAGTGCCCATATCGTCCACCCAGCGGACAGTGCCTTGGCAGCCGGGAACCAGCTTGCGGTTGTAGGGATCGTTCATATAAATCAGTTCCACCTGTGTGCCCACCGGATACTCTTCACGCAGTTGCTTCAGCTGCCATTCTTTTATCACTTGCATACCTTCACCTCCACTTCTGAGCCGTTTTTGAAATGGAACACCAGGCGCTTATCGGCAAAGACCGTCACATGGTCAACTGCTGTGTTCCATAGGCTGTCTGTAAAGGTAAGTTGCGGCAGTTCCAGTTCTTTTAGAGCATCTAAGCAGTTGCGGATCGCCTCGGCTTGGATCTGCCGCCGTTCTTTCTGCTGTTGGAGAGCATCATATTTGACTTGCAGATTTTCGTATCTCTCAACCAGGGAATTGTACCGATCTGCATAGGTGGTTTGGTCGGTTGCCTGATTTGCATTTTCGTTTACCATCTGCCGAATCATTCCGGCGACCACATCCATTTCTTGCAGGATGCCTTTGCTGTCGGTGTCCAAGGAAGCAGTATCCAGCAATTCTTCTTGGATCAGTCTTCCATCCTCCAATAAAGCGGTGCGGTCCGTGAGCAGCTGGCCCAAGGCAGTAAGAAAATGCTCTTTCAGGTCATCCTCATAAATGTGCGGTGTGTTACAGGGATCGCCGTTTTCATATTTGGCATTGCACCGCCAAATGGTTCGGCGGTACTTGCTTGTACTATGCCACACCTTTGAACCAAAAACCTCGCCACAATCACCGCAAACGACTTTTCCGGTGAAAGGGCTATAGCTCATTGTGCGTCTGGGACTATTTTTGCGTCGAGCAATCTCCAGTTGAACCCGTTCCCATTCGGCCGGTGAAATAATGGCTTCGTGACTATGCTCCACATAGTACTGAGGAACCTCACCTTCATTTATTTTTGTTTTCTTCTGCAAAAAATCTACTGTAAAGGTTTTCTGCAGAAGCGCAGCGCCCTTATATTTCTCATTACGGAGAATACTGTCAACAGTAGCCCTTTGCCATATGGTTTTTCCGCCTGGGGTAGGAATACCCATTGTTGTCAATTGGCTGGCAATTGCATTACTCGGTTGCCCCTCCATATACAGTCGGTAAATCATACGAACAGTTTCTGCCTCTTCCGGAACGATTTCCGGCAAGCCGTCAGCACCTTTGCGGTAGCCTAGGAAATGGCTATAGGCAAAGCTGACTTTACCATCGGCGAACCGCTTCCGCTGTCCCCAGGTGACATTCTCAGAAATGGATCGGCTTTCCTCTTGGGCAAGGCTGGACATAATGGTGATCAGCAGTTCGCCCTTGGAATCCAGCGTCCATATATTTTCCTTTTCAAAGTAGACCTCCACACTGGCATCCTTCAGCTTGCGGACGGTGGTAAGGCTGTCCACGGTATTTCTTGCAAAGCGGCTGACCGACTTGGTCACGATGAGGTCGATCTTGCCGTCCAGGGCATCAGCGACCATGCGGTTGAATCCTTCACGGCGTTTGGTGTTGGTGGCGGAGATTCCTTCGTCAGTGTAAATACCAACGAATACCCAATCCGGTCTGCCTTGTATGTAACGGGTGTAGTAATCCACCTGTGCTTCGTAACTGGTCAGCTGTTCTTCGCTGTCCGTGGATACACGGGCATAGGCAGCAACCCTTCGCAATTGGGTAGATTCCCTTGGCAACCGTGTGATGGGGTTAATGGTTGCCGGGATCACCGTAATATTTTTAGCTGTTAGCATGATGCGACCTCCTTTCGTAATCTTCTCTGCTGGGCAGCCTCGCGCATCTCCGGTGTCCAGCTTTGCCGCCGGGAGCGGTCTTGCCATCGTTTAACGATTTGTTCTCCGCTGGCAAGGGTAAGTATCACGGTGTTATCATCGCAGGCTTGCAAAACCGTTATTTTACCGATACCGCCAATTTCTTCAACAATTGTTTCAAGAATAGGTTCAGGTATCGCCTTAGAAGGACAGGCTGCTTTCCCCTGGATGTTATAAGTGGGGCAGATCCAAACGGGGCCGGTTTCCTTTACCTTCCGGCGGTATACCTTACCGCATTTGGCGCATACGATTTTTCCTGCAAGCGGATAAGTGTAGTGGGGTACGAATTTGGGTGTATGCTTCTCTGCCCTTCGGCGCATTTCCTCCTGCACAGCGTTAAATTGCCACAGCGGTATGATCGCTTCGTGGGCATCCCTTATGTGGTATTTGGGTAACTCTCCGTTATTTTGCTGCTTGCGTTTGGTAAGGTGATCCTTGCGGTAGGTAGTTTGCAGAAGCAGGTTCCCGGTATAAGAGTAATTCTGTAAAATCCGGGAAATGCTGCTACGTGTCCATTCGTTTCCGTAACGGGAGGTATGTCCAGTGGCATTCATCTCCTTGGCAATTGCCTCCAGTCCCTTGCCCTGCAGATAAAGATCAAATATCTGCTTGACCAACTCTGCCTCTTGTGGGTGGACCACCAATCCACCATCTTCGTGGCGGTAGCCGAGCATCGTAGTATTCCAGGGTCTGCCATTCCGAAAATTCTGCCGCACCCGCCACTTTTGGTTTTCGCTGGCGGAGAGGCTTTCCTCCTGGGCATAGCTTGCCAGGATCGTCAGCATCAGTTCGCCGTCAGCAGAAAGGGAGTGAATGTTTTGCTCCTCAAAGAACACATCCACTCCCAATGTTTTCAGTTCACGAACGGTCTTCAGCAGCGTGACGGTATTGCGGGCAAAGCGGGAGATGGACTTGGTAATAATCAAGTCCACCTTGCCGTCTCTGCAATCCGCGAGCAGCCGCTGGAAGTTTTCACGGTTTTCTTTGGTGCCGGTTAGAGCCTCGTCTGCGTACACGCCAACATACTGCCAGCCACTATGGTTTTGTATCAAATTGCTGTAGTAGCTGACCTGGGCGGACAGGGAGTGCAGCATCGCATCCTTGCCGCTGGAAACACGAGCATAGGCGGCGACTCGCTTCAGCTTGGGGATATTCATTTTGGGGAAACGGGTCTGGGTTACGATTCGCATAAGGTTACCTCCTTTGTATCATATTGCGGTACTACATATTCGCTCTAACCAGCAGATATATCAAGCACATTCAGCGAAAATACTATCCGAAGATAGGCCGTACTTTTGGGTCAGTATTGTTCTTATGTGACAATACTCCTCGTCGTTAAAAACGCCCTGGTTTTTGAGATTTCGGTACAGCGCCAGGGAGGTGCGGTAAAGGATCAAATTGCCGGGGGCATACTGGTCACGGCTGTCGGGATGCAATGTAGCAGGTCCGACAGCAGTATTTTCGGTTAGCATTTCCATAGCTATCAAACTCCTTTCCGCATTGCTGGCAGGTCAATTTGTAATAGGCCCGCTTGTTTACTTCTTCCTTGTGGCTGTTCCAGTAAGCCATCCGGCAACTGTCAGAGCAGAACTTTTTCTCCCGGTATCCTTTGGGTTGTACCAACGGACGACCACAATGTTTGCAGGCTTTGGTGCCGGGAATATGCCGGTGGCGGTGGATGTAGGAACGAACGGTGCTGGGAGACAGGCCCAGCTTGGCAGCGATCTCGGAAGGCGCGTGTCCTTCCAGCCGCATATTGTTAATGGCGATTTGATCTTGCAGTTTCATAATAACACTCCTTCCGTGTAACTGCAGAGGGAGAGTGACTCCGCAGAGCCACTCTCCCAAGTGGTTGTTAATAAGATCTTTTTTGATTCATACGCGCACGGAGCAGCAGTTCCATGGCGTCTTCGTGCGGTGTGTTGCCGCTGAACTCGGTTACGCAGTTCTCCTTTACAATCTGGAAGATCTGGAACCAGGCGGCATTGGCTTGTTTCATATACTCTCGTCCCATAACCACATAGGGGGAAGAGATTACAGTGCCGGAAGGCTTCTTTGCCAGGAAGCCGAATTCATTCACGGCCTCCTCACATTGAATCCAACGAGCTACGCTCATGGCATACTGCTCGATTTGTTGCACGGTTACCAAGTGATCGCACTTGCGCTCTCGTAGCCAGTTCCAAGTCTCTGTGTAGATTGCCTCGGCGCAGGTGACGGTGCCGTCTTTTTGCCGTGCTTTCATATAGTCCTTGACCGGCGGCATCTCCATACCCTTGAGATTTACGGCCTCGTCACCGAAATCTACGACCATTAAGGCTCTGCCGCCGGGGTTTCCGGTAGCCAGCTTCTCTGTGATGGCTTTCGGCTTTCTGCCGGCACCGGGACGAGAGCCGCCACGATTTGTTCCATCCTTGGACATGGTATCACCTCCTTTTTGATTCCTCAGATTTTTACTTTTGAATTCGCCATTTTTTAGCGTGAAAGCCCTAGGCCGTTGTCCGCATTAATAGCTGTAGAGATTTAGACCCCCCCACCCCCCTCCCCGGGGGTCAGTCGATCGTTTCGTGACCTCTCATGTCATACACAAAGCCACAAGTGGGACAGTACTGCCAGAAAATCGGATCGTGTGTATTGTCGTAACGGGGCTCCATCTGGTGGTTACACTTAGGACAAGGTTTCCTCGGTACCACCA